ATGGAGAATCCGCCTTCGCCTCGGGTCTCAATAAGAACGCCACCATCTTCACCGGGCATTCTGGCGATTTTGGTATTGCCCGGCACTGCGGCATCGCTGATTCGATAGTAAAAGTGCAGACCGCCCGATGGCGTGAATTCTGCGTAGCCAGTGGTGATGCGCTCCCAGATTTCGCCAAGTCCTGAATTGACGGCGAGGTCGGCGGCTTCTTCCAGTAGCTTCATAGCAACCGCGCGGCCCTCGAATTCAAGAAGCTCTGCGTTACCACTCGCCGCACCAGTCACAATTCCAATTCCGGTGTTTTCTGGATTCTTGAACCATGCCAGAAGTTGTTGAGCATTGGCGCGCTCTGTCTGATATTTCTTCCATGCGCCGATTGGAGCTTTGCTTCCGTCAACGCGTGTCGGCACTACCGAGAACCCATGCGCCGCCAACATGAACGCCATGGAAAGGATAGGTGAGGAATTATCCGAGTGTTCTGCCTCAATCATTGTCAACGATTTCCCCTTCAATAATGTCTTCGGTTGGTGCTTCGGGTGGCAAGTGCTTGGTGACGAAGTTGATGGCGATGTCCATCGCGTTGACGAAGCCGAGCTCATAGTCGGCGTTATATTCCACCGGCTTTTCTTTCCACATATTCAAGCGGTCGATGATGGGCTGGATATATTCCATCCGAATCATCTTGCTGTAATAGTTATTGCGAAATTCTGGGTCCTTCATCTGCTCATTTAGAAGATCCGCGAAGTTCATCGACAACACTGTCCAATCTCTCGAGGGCAAGAATGAAGCCGTATTCGACGCCATTGAGCCAATCTGCTTTTGCGTTTGGGTGCTTATCTTTCTTGAATTCCCATTCACGACCACCAACCAATTCGATGGCTTCGCGAAGACCTTGAAGGAATCCAAGTTGTTGCGATTCTTGCTTCTCGATTTTCAGAGTCTTGTTCATTTGACCCATTTTCTTTTTGCAGCGAAATATCCATAGACGCCGAAGGCAATCCCAACGGTGTCAATTACAACCAGCCAGATAACCATCAGCATCATCATGACTTGCCCGCCCAACCATCACCCTTGAAAACGATGCCGGGTGCGGAAAACTTGCGAGACATTTCAGCGCCGCAACACTTAGGCGGTGTGAAAGTATCCTCGAATCGCGCAAAAACTTCTTCGGTCTTATTGCAGATTTGGCACTGGAATTCGTAGCTTGGCATTAAGCACCTACCTTTACTGGACGAAGCAGAACGCCATCTAACCATGCGCCGCAGTAGAAGCATTCTCGATAAGCCTTCATGATGAATTCTGGCTTGCGAGCCTTAAACTGATGAAGAAGCGGCTCTATCTTGCTGTAATGTCTCCATGAACATTTTGGGCAAAACGAGTTTTCTACGAGAATCTCCATCAGCAATCACATCCACAGTTGCATCCTGATTCCCGACCTTTAGCCCCTCGCGGGTTGTCGTCCAAATACCGTCGGCGCTTGCGGGAAATCCCCTCGGCAATCACGACAGTTCCCCCGATAATGATCAGCGCATAAATCGCGCCGAATGCGTATTGCAACATTCTTGCCCCTTGTCTCTCGTGTGGTCTTGCGTGCGCTGGCGAGGAATCGAACCTCGCGTCGGGAATGTCTACAGGAAACCGACGAACCATCCAGCGCTGCCGACATCCCCCTAGATGTCAGCGTCCCGGGTTAAAACGGTGTTGCTGATTTCGCGCCGAGTTGGGCTTGAAGTGCAGCAAGCACCGCAGGGTCAACACCAGCAGTCGAGGCAGGTGCTACTGGTGCAGAAGTGATGAAGCCATCTCCGGGGACAACTTTCACATCGAAATGCTTGAGAGTCTTACCACCGGCACGCTTCTCGAGATCGGCGTAAGTGATGGTAATGGTGTCGCCCACGTTCGGACGTTTTTCAGCCAGTGCTGCCTTAAGGCGTACTTGACCAGCGGTGAGTGTTTTCTCGCCTTCCGCTGTTGAGAGCACCAACTGAGGAGAGACGCTGCCGTCTTCCCACTTGTGTGCTCCGATAGAGAGGACCTGACCAGTAACGGTGTCGCCTACATTCTCGAATTTGATGTAGTCACCGCCTACCTTCATGCCGGGTTCGTCCCATATTGACATGGCTTACCTTCTTTCTGTTCTGGGTTGGGCTGGTAAATCTCCACCGGGACATCCGACGGAGACATCTGTTGATCCGGGCAAGTAGTAAGAGCAGTAATGGCAGAACGATTCCGTCGCTGGCAACATCTTGAGGGCATTACTGCCACCCGCTGCCACGATTTCCTTCGCTTGCTTGAGTCGCTCGATTCCCGCTGCCGCGATTTCGATATTAAATGGCTCGGACCAGATATGCAATCCTCGCAGAGAGCCACCACGAGGTAAGAAAACGATGCAGACATCCTCGATGAGGATTCCCTCGCGAATGAGGCCCCATGCGTAGAGATGCGCCTGTGTGCGGTACTGATCACCGACGCCGTCGGCCTTGTAACGCTTGAGGCTGGAATCTCCCACAACCTTCCAGTCGATGACGCATTTGCGCTCGAGGTCGACAAGGTCGCAACTACCGCCAAAATCGAGGTCAGGATCTACGGTGACCCGGTGCTCCACGAGATAACGCGGTTGTGGCAGAGATTCATTCAGGCGCTCATATACGCCCGCAAGATAGGCGTGGACTGCCGTGCCAATCGTCGCCAACCATGTGTCCGACTGATTGGTCGGTGACGTCTGGGTTAGGCGGTAACCGATTTTGCGGACGCACGCACCCCCGACCTCGGATGGACCGACGGCCTTTTGTAGCGAGCGAGCGGAATTGGCTGATGCGCTTCCGATATTGACTCGAACCTCGGTCGCTAAATCGTGGATGTCAATCATTGTCGTCCCCCTTGATGAAATACCATGAAGCCCAAAAGTAGGAGTTCACGAAAATCTTAAAACGCAACCGGCGGGTGGCGTGGTCTTTCCATTTGTGATGTCCGATGTAGCTATGCAATCCAGCTTCGGTGTCGCAGAATGCTCCGCAGAGAAAATCTTGCAACTCCTCGACCTTGTTGTATTTTCTCACAAGTCATCGTCCGGCATGATGGGTCGGAATTGTCTCATGCGCGTTGTCACGGTACAGGACTCGACTTGCTCGGGTGTGAGGATTTCTTTCGCCTTTTTGCCGTCGAAGCGCTGTTGCTCGATGTAGGCGAATTTGATGACTGGGTTGCCGTTGATGGTTCCCAGCGGATTCTCGCCGAGTGCCAGCTCAACGTGAGCTCTGGCGATGTCGGCTTGCTCCTCGAGTTTCTTGATCTCGAATTTGATGCGGTTATATTCGCCAAGCCATCCTTGGACGGATGCTGGAAGCTCGACGGCGTCGTCAATGGTGAATTCTGACATGGTTTCCCCTTAGTAGAAGTTGTGCTTGAGTTCGTTGGCTTTTGCAGCGCATGGTCCACCAGAACCGTAACGCTCCGAGATATAGGCAAGCATCGCCACCAGTTGAGCCTTCTGGTCGCTCGAGTGCTTTATTCCGAGGTTTCTGTAGGTAGATGCGAGAAGCTGCCCAATTCCTCGCGCTGAGCTGGTCGGAGACTTGGCGTAAGGATTCTCATGTGATTCGACCGTCATGACATATCGAAGGCATTCGTACTGCTTCGGGACCAAAAGTTCCCGGGCAACCTGATCCGCTGTGGCGTCGGTGAAGGCCACTTCGTGAGTGATAACCAACGGCGAGTGGATATGGTTGATGACGAATGCGACATTGACGCCAAGCAAAATCGTGAGGAATAAACGAAGACCGAATTGCCACCAAGTAATCATCGGTTCATCCGTTCCACTGCTTTTTTGTATCGGATGATTGCCGTGACAACACTGTCAGCTTTGATTCCCAGAATATGTCCAATTTCTTCGTTTGTGTAGCCTTGTTGCTTGAAAGAGACAGCTCTCGCCCCCTTGGAATGGGCGACTCGTCCAGAAGCCTTTCGAGGTTGGAGACGAGTTCGCTCACGTTCAGTCTGCCCGCCCCATATTCCGTCTGGAATTGCGTGATCCACGGCGTATTTGAGGCAATCCACTTGGTGATTGCATCGTCCGCAGATTGACTTGGCGTGGGGAGTGTTGATGCGCCGTTCTTCGCTAGTTTCCGGGAACCAGAGCTCTGGGTCGACTTCCGCGCATAACGGATTGTCGAAGTCTGGAAAATTCTTAAAAATTTCATTCAGCATTCCTGTCGCCGTATCCTGCTTCTCTGAGTAGTTGAACGATGTCGGAGATGGACATAACTGCCCACCAATCACCGGGCCGAGTTAACCCGACGCCGTTAGGTTTTACAACAAGGATTCCGTAATCGGCCTTAGAGTGCTTGGTCTCGAGCTTTGTCTCCTCAAGCCATGCAGGGATTTTGTAGGTGCGATGGTTCTTGACTTCCCATGCCAGACACGGAGTTCCGGTGACATCTCCGAGATCCTCGCCTGAGTTTCCCCCACCCAGTGCGCGGCGCTCTGCCCCCGGAAATCCGTGACCTTGTAGGAATCTCACCAGAGCTGTCTCTGCTGATGTCCCCTTAGCCTTGGCCTTGGACACTAGCCCTTGACCGATTCGAGACGCCGAGACTGCTTGACGGATGGCGTCCGAAAAGTGGAATGGTGCGTGAGCTGGTAGAGAATCTCCTTGACCTTCTCCGCTTCAACGCGTGTGGTTTTGAGTTCGCGCTTGAGGTCGTGAGTTCCCTCGCGCTTGGAATACTGATAGAAGCTGCCAATATGGGTGAAAATAAACGCAACGCCAATCATGAGGGCTGCGAAAACATCTGCATTCATTCGGATCATTAGTTATTACCTTTCGCCAATACATTCACGGTCACTGAGGATTCCTCGGCGGGCCAGAACATATGCTGGATACCTTGCTCGGTTTCGATTTCGATGATGTCGATGCCCCCGATGGATGCGGGAGACTTGAAGATTTCAGTAATGGTGCCAGTGAAACTGAGGACTACTTGGTCGCCTTTGTTCATTTGCGGAGCGCCTTCTTGAAGTTGTGCCAATCCTCAATTTCGGTGTCGATGTCCTGTTGTGGAATGAACATGATCAGAGCTGCCGTACCAATCACGGCCAGAATTGTGATAACTATTCCTAGCATTTTGTTGCCCCTGTTCTGGATGCTTCGGGTTCCTGTCCCCTCGGCTCTAGGAGTAGTTCATCAGCGATTGGGGGGAATGTCAACAACCGTCAATTAGGCAATTTCGGCGTGTCGTGGAAAGACCCCAGCCGTTTGGTCTACTCGGAATCGAGTTTCAGGGACGGTTCTGGGGCCGATAATAGTGACCCCCTTGGTGCGCTTTGAGTAGAGGCGTAGGGGGTGCTGTAGGTCAATTATAGCCCCTAGAAACGACGAAGAAGCCCCCCAGCGCCGGCGAGGTGGCGTTGAGGGGCTTAGCCTTTACTTAAGGCTTCGTTAGGTAAAGGTTAAGGGTTTTCGGTGGCGATTTCGCCTGAGATGGCCATATAAGCCGCGGCGTCGATGAAGCTGTCGAGATGCTCCGGGGACTCGATGAGGCGGGCAACCTTGACCTGAGCCATGCAGAGGGCCACTTGCGCGGCGCTAATCTCGGTCTCTAATACAACCGACCAGAGAGCGGCGATGCGTTCGTGGTTCACTTTTGGAGTGCCGTAATTCTTGTCACGGTCACCATGAGTCAGCCGATTGGCTTCGTCGAGGATTTCCTTGCGGTTCATGAGCTTTGCCCCCTGATCGTCTTGCGTCCCCTTGGCCAAGTTGCAGGGAGCGCATAATGCTTGCAAATTGCTTTCATCATTCGTGCCACCCTTGGCGAGCGGAACGATGTGGTCAATGTGTGGCTCAATCTCGAAAAGACTAGCGCCGCAGTGTTGACACGTAAATCCGCAACGAGCCAAAATCCTCAACCGAACCGTCTGTGGAAACGAAATTCGAGTCGTGGATTTTGGCTCCTTGCTGGCTTTGATTAGTTTCTTAATCTCGGCACGGAGAGTCATTTCGTTTTAACGCACCGACATCCGTTGTGTTGACCGCGTTTGCGGTGCTTGATGATGGATGCGCTTTTGATGTCGAAGCCGTGCTCGTTGAGGAGCCGAGCGACTGCTGCCGCCGCGATGTCCTGTTTATCTACCAACTCCTCGAGGGCTTGTGCGTCTTCCTTGGCTAAATCAGCCAGAATGCGGTTGACCTTGCACGGATAACCCTGTTGAAGTGGTGGATCAGCGAGGAATGCCTCGATTGCTTTGCGAAGGCTCAAGTTATGCCGCCGGAGCCGCCGAAGCTGTTGGAGCTGCTGGAACTGCTGGTGCAGGTGTGGTGGCCTTGATTTGAGCCTTGCCGACCTGATAAACAGCAATAAACTTCTGAGCCTTAGCGAGCGCTGCACCGATTACTGGTCCGAAGACAGAAGCGGCGGCGGCCTTAGCTACTCCGAGAGGATGATGGTCGCCTGAGTACCAGATACCAGCGGCAGTCGAAACGAATGCAATGGCGTAATGTTCAGCGATTTTCGTAACTTTAGGAGAGATCTTCATGCTTGCCCTTTCTAGGCGAAGGTGTGGAAAGAATAACAGATTGAGTTAATTGACCCATTTTGGACGCGCCACGGCAACGACGAACGAATACTGGCGTTGCTTTTGATAGCAACCGTCTCCATTCGATTGGTTGACTCCCGGCGCTCCGGTGTTGCCTTCATAGGTGGTCAGGACACGGTGTTGGGTGTCGTTAGATACGACCAGACCAACGTGCTCCGCTTCCTTTTGACCTTCCCAGTTAAAGAAAACAATGTCACCAGCTTGAGCCGATGCAACTGGCACGAGTTGATGAGTGGTGGTGAAATGGTTGACCGCTGTTGGGCAGTAGGCAAAACCCTTCGGGGATTGGATTCCAGCGATGAGCGCTCCTGCACCAGCTTGGTTGAAGCAGTAGGATACGAACATGGCGCACCAAGATTGGTGGTTCTCGCCATACCATGCGCCGAAAATGCTGTCGTTATTGGGGCTTTCTTTGTAGCCTTGTTGGACATATTTCTTGGCAATATCTAAGACGGCGTTGGCTTGAATGGACAATGTGACTCCTATTGGTAAATCAGACGCTCGGCTAAGTCGCCGGGGGTAACGAGGTAATCTTCTTTGCCGAAAAGTGGAATTCCTGCCTTGCGGTAGCACTCGGCCACCAATTCAGAGCAGATGTATCCATTCTTCGTCGAGAGATATTTCATGAGCTTGGTGTTGGCAAGGATTTTCAAGCCCAGAATACGGAATCCAAGATCAGCGATGACGAAAAACCCATAAGGCTTGCCGATAATCTGCCGAGCTTGGGCAACGATAATCAACCGCTGCTGGTCGTTGAGGACCTCGTGCTGATTCCAAGCGACGTGAGGATATTTCGACAGCGGGCTGATTTCGACGCCTTTAGGGTTGGCTTCGATAATCTGGTCGCCGCCGATGTAGATAAAGGCGTGATTCCAGCGGGAGAGAGTGCCAATACGAATCAGCTTTCCCATCAGCCCGCTGGTCTTGACGCAACCGTAGTCCCCGACTCGGGGCTTGTAGTTACTCATAGTCTTCCAAGCTGTCAATCAAGTCACGAAGGTCGTCAGTCTGATTGCGTTCGAGCTTGCGGATTTCACGCAGGATTAAGGCGTCGCGAGTGGTCTGCCCAATCATGGCAATACCGATGACCAATTCAACGGTCACGGCCAACCACGAGGCAAGGTTCATCCACTTGATATAAGCAGAAGTGTCACCGAACCAGCTGGGCTTGATCCACCAGACGATTGTGGTTGCAGTCCAGAGAACGACGAAGTACCAAGTACGGATGAGGTTCTGGACCATCCACGAGATTTGCTCGCTGAATGTGAGACTGTCGCCAGTCTTAGGGTGGATGAATTTCTTCTTAAACATCAGAGCCTCGCTTTCGACGAATGCCCCTGTTGCCTTTAGTTTCGGCCTTGATAATTTGTGCAATTACCCGATGAAAAATCCACCAGATAACGCCCCCGATTGCTCCTATTGAGAACGTGAACCCATAAAGTACGTTCGCCAAATCTGACCAGTCGTTAAGTGTTATTTAATTGTTCCTTACTGTTGAGGTTTATCCCCTGCCTCTATTTTACCAAGTAATAACTTTAATGTGATGTTTTCTTGAACCAATTCGCCTATGAGTTGTCTGAGACTTGCAATAATTTCGTCGCTGCTAACTTCTGCCATTACTTAGCTTCCAATGCTGCAACACGCTTCGCCAAGTCTTGCAAGAGCGGAATCATGGCGATTGCGATTCTGTCATAGTTAATCGAATCTGGTCGCTGTTGATCATCATAGTTGACAAGTAAATCTTTTAGCACTGGAATCTGTGCCACTTCTTCGGCGATAATACCTAGAATGCGTGGAAGTCCAGTTGTCGAATTATTATTCCGCTCGACATCGCCTTTGTCGTAAAACGTTTTTGGAGATAGAGCTAAAATTGAATCATTCGGGATTGTTATTGGATTGACTTCGGTTTTGTAACGCAGAGAAGACGTCACAAGCGCTATTAGCCCAGTGCTGCTGTTCATGTAGACATTAGCGGCTGATGAAGTTGTTGCTCGTCCGGGATTGTAGATATAACCCAAGGCGTGAAGGTCTCCGGTAATTCCAGCGCTTCCACCAGTTTGGAGCGAATAAGTCGCACCCGATGGCACGGCGTTGCCGAAGATTCCAGCCGAAGCAGAAACGGCCGCCGATGATGTCAAGCAATATGAAGTCGAGCTGGTAGCTGGCGAGAGGATTGTGCTACTTCCACCAGAATCGGAAATGTGGGAGCTGCTAATTGTCCAGCCGCCAATGGTTCCCGAGGTTGCAGTCATGGAGCCACTAGAGCTGACTTGAAATTGGCCCGATGATCCAGAATAAATGGTGATTGAGCTGAGGGTTCCAGTTGTAATCTTTCCAGCGTCTAGGTTGGCGATGACGGCGTTGGTGATAGGTGCAGACGCCCATGATGAGCCATTCCACGCCCACTGACCGATGATGTTGCCGCCAGAGTATTGCCACCAGATGTCTCCGGTATTTGTGCCAGAACCAGAAGGACCAGAAGTCGAATAGGTGATTTTATTCTTGCCGTTGGCTGATGCTTGTGCGGCTGTAGCAGTTGAGAGAGCTGTTGAAGCATCCGAGGCGGCTGTAGCGATTGACGTATCTTGAACTACGACCCAACTAGAGCCATCCCAACGATATTGCTTGTTTCCGTTGCTTGTATCGAACCAGATGTCACCAATAGCGGTGGCGTTAGGTGCGGATGAAGCGAAGAATGTCGTCGTGGTCTGAACCGTAGCGATGCCGCCAGCGTCGGTCTGGAAATCTGAGGAAACGTACCAAGTCGAAGCAGGAATTGGCGTGTTGGTGATTTGCGGTGCTAGTGGCATTCCTTACCCCTTAAATCGTAATTGAATATGGATTCATCGGTGAGGTCATGAGATTCGTGCGCCAGCTTGTTGGGCTGATGTCGTAATCATAACCTTCGACAACGGTGTAGAGCTCGAGTGTGCGACCGTCAACGGTGGTGCGCTCGACGGTGACTTGGTCGCCGATTTCCAATGAAAGAAAGTCAGGATACAGAGTGCCAAGAGCCAACGCCTCGAATTGCACCGACTGGACAAGCGGCTGAGGATTGTGGTCTTTGTACGCCAGATATTTAGCAAGTTGGTCAGCATCGCTGTCGTTGAGAATGGGTGCGTTGATGGTGACCGTCTTAAGGCCGAATGCGGTGGTGGATGGAAGATGGCGGAATCGGCGTTGTGTTGCACCGTCTCGCTGGATGATGGCTTCGTTGATGACTTGGTAGGTTCCCGGCGTCGTTTCGAGTGTGTCATATTCGACAGTATTGGTGGCGCGAGAATCCGAGAGCAAAAGCCGAGTCGGACGGCTGAACTTGTCGGACAATGGCAGAAATGTAGCTACACCGTCGCGGCTGATATAGAAGCGACCAGCCTCGCACGCCACGCACTGCTCGATGATGGATTGCAAGGTTCCCGACTGAGTCGTGGCTTGCATTTGTACGGATCCAGAGAGATTGGTTGAGCCAGTCCAGTTGGCATAAGTCAGCATCCGCCCAACGCGAGTGCTGGTGGTTTCGCCACTGTACGCGGCTGGCGATTGGGCGGCGGCATACATCTTGGACAAGAGTGCAATTCCGTCTGTGAAGACCATTGTGGCTGTTGGCGAGAATCCTTGGTCCACCGTATTCGTCTCTAAATAGCCCACGAACAGCGTGTAATTCGTCGATGACCATGTAGCTACAACTTGCATCTGCAAGCCCGCCTGAAGCTGATTGACGCCCGATATGACATAGGGAGAGCCTGAGCCAGTGTATTCGGGGTCATAATAGCCAGAGAGGTTGTCGAGGATAACCGTGGCAGAGCCCGGGTCATTCTTTTGATCCGCACGAGAGCGACCGCGTTTGATTTGGAGCTGGCGCATATCGTTGGAGTTAACCGTCACCCATGATCCGTTGATGTAAAATTGGATAGCGAGCGCCGGTGCGTTTGTGCCGTCGAATGCTGCCATGCCTACAATCCTAGCGCAGCGATGGGCGCACCCTTACGGCGCAGAAGTTGAGCCATTTCGTTGCGAACTTGAGCGACCAAGTCCTTCTGAGCGATGACTGAGCCTTGGACGTTAATCGTGACATTCATTCCCTGACCAATGCCAGCGCCAGCCTTAGAGAGCGGAACGACAGCCTCGGGACCAGCTTCGCCAATCATGGCAATCGTGGGAGAGTTGACGATTCCGCCATCGGCCAGCTTAGGAATCTTCGGGATATTGACGCCGAACTCGAAACCACCGAGGAATTTCGGCAACTTGATATGAATCTTGTCGAGAGCGTCAATGGCGAAGTTGATGACGTCAATGACTCCGTTGATTTCAGCCTTGACCAGATAGATGATGCCCTTGATGACATCCACGACCACGTTTGCGGCGATTGCTACAGCCTTGAATGCGCCTTCGAGGACTACCGCGAACACTGGCGCCAGATAATTCATGACGAAGGCGAAGACATCCTTGAGAACTGGCAGAAGTAGCTGAAATAAGGTTTTAACGTCGTTGAAGACCGTGCCAATGGATTTGCCAATAGATCCGAACGCTGATGCTTTGCCACCGGTGGACTCAAAATGGTCACCGAGGTTGGTGATGTATTTGACCAAGTCGCTGATAAATCCGATGACTGGGCTGATGGCTTCGCCAAGCAACTTGAATGCTGGCTTGAGAACTTCCATGAGTACCGGCACAACTTCGGAGAATCCCTTGGTGATGGCGGTGATGGCAGGATAAAGATATTGACCGAGCTGAACTTGAAGGCCTTGAACTGAGGCGTGAAATTCACGCTGAGCCATGATGTTCTTTTGTACGGCATCGAGGTTGTCTTGGCTGAGGACCAAGCCCATCTTCTGAGCTTCTGCCGAGAACTTGGCGATTCCCGCTGATCCTTGATTCAAGAGCGGAGCGAGTTGCATTCCTGACTTGCCGAAGATTTGCAGGATGTCGTTAGTCTTGGCAATACCGTTTGGCATCGCCGCAATCTTGCCCGCAACTTCGGAGAAGATGGCGCTCGCTGACTTGAAATTACCGTTAACGTCCTTGACGCTGACACCAATGGCCTCGAATTTCTTCTCGCCAGCGGTTGTGGCAGCGGCTTTCGCCATCTTGCCCAGAGCTGTTGCCAAGGTATCGGATGAGACGCCAGCTTCTTCCGCCGCGAAACGCAGTTTGGACATATCCTCGGCAGAACCGCCTGTGTAACGTTGGAGATTCTTGACTTCGGTTCCGACATCTTGAAATGCGTTGATGGAAGACTTGGCGAAGCTGAGGACATCCGATGCGGCATTCTGCATTAAGTTGGCAGAGAATACGCCAGCGGCGATGTCCTTAATTTTAGAAAAATGGCCCCCTGTTTCATCCGCAGCTTTGCCGACATTTTGGAGCGCCTTCGATGCTGAAACGTCGCGGCCATAGAGCGAGTACGTTAACGAGGTATCGTTCGCCATGTTATCTCCTAATCGTTGGACTGTGCTGCTGCAATAAGACTATTGAGAATCTCAAGCTCTATGTCCCAGACATTCAATGGAGTGATGCCGGGATAAAAGTGACAGAGAAGCGCAAGGTGCTTTCTAATATGTTGCCGGGTCCCGCCTCGAATTAGTTTTCGGCGGTTGGCGATTTTTTTGGATCAGAGTCACCCTCGACAGAGATGTCGTTGATGGCGTAATTGTTCAGGACATCGTCGATGCTGACGATTTTGCCCGCACGCGTCATGCAAATCCATGCCAGAGCGTAAAGAGCTTTGAGCTTGGAATAAGCAGGATTACTGTGGAGCTTGTCGTCGGAGAGAACGCCCAGAAGCGTCAATCCGTCAAGCCCGAAGGCGTCCTCAATAGCAATAATTTCCCGACCAGTTGGGCCGGGAGTGTCGTTCTCTGTTGGCAAATTGTACGATTCGCCTTTGATGATGATTGGCATGATTTCCCCTTATTTCATGTTCGTGACTTCGCTGAGTGCATCTAGCACGGCAGATGTTACCTGCTTTTGGAAGTCTTCACGGTGCTTGCTAACGGTCGGCGCGAGAAATGGGTGTGGCTTTTGTGCGACCCATACCTCACGATTGCCGAATACTGGGTGGCGCCATGGGCGTTTGCGACGGCCTTCCATGTAGTAAGGAATGGTCCGAGGCCGTCCGCTGGCAGACATGAACTTGGTCGTAGAAACTCGGATGTGAACCGCTGCTCCACGACCTGTTCCCTTGAGATCTGCCTTGGTCGCGTTTGCGAGAGCTGCTCGAAGCCCCATCGTTTCCCCACGCTTTTTGCGACCTGTTTGTGCTTCCCGACTTGCGGGGATGTTGATTTCAGCCTGTTTGACTTCTTCAACGATTGGCTTGGCTGCATCCATGAGACGCTTGCGAAGCTGTTTTTTGATTTCAGGGTCGATGTTGCCAAGAGCCTTGTAGAAGGCCTTAAATTCGGCTACATCGACCGTGAAATCGTCATCGGCCATATTAGAGAGCGGAATCGCTTGTCTGGTAGGTGATGGTAAGAGGTGCGTCTGTGCCGTTGTCGTAAGCGGTGAAAGTCATCGCCAAGTCAACAACGCCGGGACCGGGAACCTTAGGTGTATCAGCATCGAACTTGACGGCTGACACGGTGATGCTGAGGCTCTGCTTGTAGCTTCCAGCGATTGTGGCGCCAGTGAAGGTCAAGTTGAGAGCGGTGACAGAATCGTTGAGGTACTTGTTGAACAAGGTCAAGTCGGTGAATTCAGCGGTGAGCTTTCCGGTGATCTTGCGGAATCCGTTGATAACCTGTTCTGCCTTAGCGCCTGAGCCGCCGAGGTTGTAACGGTCGACCTTGAGGACGTTATCCACGGTCAGAGTGAAGTCCTTCACGTTAGCGACAGAAGTGCCGTCAACGGTCAGAGCGCCTTCGGCGAAGTGGAAGATTGAACCGTTGGCTGAGTACGAAGCAGTCGCCAAGGATTGTGTTGTGGTGAATCCAGCTGCGTCAACAGTGAACTTGCCTGTAGCTAAGCCACCAGCGGCAACCGACAACTCCCATGAGGAGATCTTGGTTCCGGTCATGGTCTTAGGGACCACGGTGCCTGTGTATTCTGGAACGCCAACTTGAACGGTCAGAGACTTGGAATAGACATCGCCAAGAGTAAAGGCGTAAGAGTAGACGCCAGTGGTGAGTGTGGTTGGTGATGGAATGGAACCTGTTGCGGCAGACAAGAGCAGACCGAGGCCGTTTGTAGGCAGGTCGAGCATGATGTCGCCAGTTGCATCGAATGTTGTGACAACACGACGCTGAGAGCGTGGAAGCAAGCCACCAGCGCGAAGACCTAAGCCCTCGACTGTTTTCTTGTTGTAGTTGATAGCTTCTGAGGTGAATTCGTAGAAACGAGCCACCGTGACGGCGGTGTTATATGTCGTCTCAACTGCGATTCCGAGTTGGGAAGCAATACCGGAGCCGATTGCCATGTTTTCTCCTAGTTGTTAGCTGGGGCAGCCGGAGCGTCCGGTGCTGGGGTTGATGGGGTTATCGAAGCAGCTGCCTGATCAGCGGCCGTCCAATTCTGTGTCTGCTCAAGCAGTGATGCAGCGGCTTCGTCGGAGACGTCCACGGTTGCACCAGCCTTGACTGTTAATCCGAGCGCTGGGATTACGACATCACCAAGAGCTGAGATGTTTTTGATTTTTGCCATGATTTCTCCTTATGTTCTCGCACGGTAGGCAATAGTGAAAATGATGATACAAGCCGCACCAGCGTTGGTCTGCATATAGCGAGGCTCATGTGATTCCAGTCCAGAATACAACACCGAACCGCCGACGCTAGGGTCTGAACGCATGATGGTGTCAACTGCCGAGAGCATGGAATAAGCAGTGGTCCGAATGGCGGGAAGGTTGGTGTTGTCGCCTGATTGGGCAACCAGCGTGCAATTTAGCTCGCCTTCTTCCCAACGCTTGTAATTACCGACCAGCTCCCAGTTATTGCGGAAGGTTCCCACCGAGACATCGCCGTCCTCGTTGCCATCATGCCCAATCGCAATCCAGTTGGATGGGTAGGAGTCGATGGAGACGGTAGGGCCGTCATAAATCTGAACGCCAGTTAAGGCTGAGGAATTCTGCAACGCTGTGATCACGTTGTTGATGAAATTCGGTAATGCTGTCGCTGCCATTTAGAGGATACCCGGCAACGAGATTGGATCTAGCAATTCCATCGCACGACGAGGCAGTGAGTAAGTCGCGCCAGAGTAAAAGTCATCGCCGTTCTGGTTGCGGCTAATCACGTTCATGGATCCGCGCTGTGTCTGCCAGAGGTGACGAACGATTTCGAGGACGCCTTGCTTAGCGGCTGGGTCAGGATTGACGAAGCCCGAGACATAGCTGATGGTGATGTTCTGAGATCCCGGCGCCCAGATTCCGTAATAGTTAGGCTCATTGAGCGAACCAGTAGTTATGCGCCAGAGACGTTGGCCAGTGTATTCCAGCGAGTAATCAGCCGAAGTCAGCAAGACGCCGTTCTCGTAGACCGAAGTGATGGACATAGCGCGAGGATGATGCAGACGGATATTGTCGACATTTCCGTCATAAATTTCGTTTGTATAAGTCACGCGACCAAGAATGTTGCCGGTGTAACTCTGAGCCAGAGAAGTTGCCGCGTCAATCATGCGACGAAGCTCGTTGTCGCTGTTGGTGGTCGTCAGCGCGATGTTGAGGTGGTCCTTGGCTTCATCGAGAGAAATGATGGAGAGCTGGGTGTAATCGCGGACGGTAAATTCGTCGTAATATGAGGACGCGTTAGATCCTGTCGCCAACCATGCAACGAGGTGACGGCCAGTCTGAGATGGCGTGTAGACCGTGTCATAAAGTCCGGTAGCCGAGTTGGTAACGCTAGGAGTGACAGTGGTGCCATCTGGCAAGGTAATCGTGGCAACGACAGTTGTGGCGTTGGCGTTGTTACCGTTGGAGTCGGTAATTGTGACTCCGAGCGGAACCTGACTTCCGATGTCAAAAGTTTCGGCCATTATCTGCCTTTCATAGAAGGTGCATTGGAGACGTGAGAATTCATGTTGCCGCGATAGGCCGAATAATTATAGGAAAATCCGTGTTGGTTATATCCAACGCCTGACGAGTTATAGGTAAAGTGAACCGTTCCCGACGCAGTTGATTGGCGTTCGGTCATGCTGGGAGCTTTGCCGACATGGGATTTCATGCTGCTTGCGCTCATTGGGCGGCTCCTTCGTAATGGATCAGGTTCTCCCCCAGTCGTTCATTATATGGGGCAAATTGGACAGCAAGGCGTCCGTGCTCTAACGCCACCCGATAAAGTCCCATGTTGTACGCGGCGATTGCGACTTGATCATGAGGCAACCAACTCCACGCATCGGACTCGCAGAGATAGGACAACGATTTATCGGTAATTGCAAGAGCGGAAAGAGCCGCCGCATAGGATTGAGGCCATAGCTTTTGGGTGTAGTAATACTCCGCCAATTCGCATCGAGCTTCGCGCTGTTCGGGAGCTTCTGCAATCGCCCGAAGTAGCCAGCGCTCGCGATTGTGTGGTTCGAGCTTGGCCAAGTAGCGCATTGAAGCTGCACGCTCTGGCTCCCAGACTGCTCGAGGCAGTGCAAGATGTCGACGAAATTCCTTGATGGCTTCATCGTTCATAGAGTGGAAATACAACTCGCGGGCGTAATAGAACGCATTCCGGTCATCGTCGGGGTCTTCTTCGATAGCCAACTTGAGAAGTGGAAAGTATTGACCGCGTGACTTGGTCGTGTCCGGGTGGTGGTGAATCTCGAGCTTAATCCACTCTTGTTTTTCCTCACCCAGTGGCGTCAGCACTTCGTGGACTGGATGTCGCCATTGGTATCCGTGGCGGGCGTGAATCTTGTCTCCGCCGTAGACGAGGTCTGGCGAGCCGTCGGGCAACCATGACCATGTGTAGGAATATCGAGGCCGTGTGGTGCCTTCTGGGACCGATTCGAGGGCTTGGCGCCAGCCCGGTTGCAGGACTTCGTCCATGTCTAAGGCGATGGCGTAGTCGATGTCATCGGGCAAGGCGTCGAGTGATGCCTGTCGTGCGTGGTCGAATCGCCACGGCTTGACGGTGATGGTGCTTGTGTGGATGCCGAGTTTCTTGGCAATCTCCACGGTGTCATCTGTGGATCCTGTGTCGAGGATGTAGAGATGGTCCGCTTCACGCGCCGACTGATACCAACGCTCGACGAATTGGGCTTCGTTCAGAGCGATGGTATAGACGGCGATTTTCAACGATGCCCCCTGATGGCGATTACGCTGTTGGTGCGTCTGGGATTAGCTGCCAGTTGAGGTCAGCCTCGACCCATTGGTAGAGCTTGCCGTCTGTTGGCATTGGTGTTGGCGCTTCCCAGAGATACGAGTCCGCGTTGAGCTTCCATGATGGGAATGGCTGAGGCGCGTGGAATCCGGTGCCGTCCCATGTGTAACCGATGCCGGCATAGTTCTTGTTTAAGGCCACGCCGTTATCTGGTTGGCCGTCTGCGCCGTAATGCTTGCCGCCGCGAGTGTTGTAGCTCGTTTGGATGCACTTTTGTCCGCGATAATTTTCGTACCATTGTTGCGGAGTTACACCGTCAATAATTTCGGTTTCATCTTTGCCGGGGATAACTTCAGTCACGATATTGTTAGAATTCAAAAACGCGTAATGTGCCATTAGACCGTTACCGTTCCTGTTCCTGCGGTAAATGTGTAAATCTTGTAACTGCCAGAAATTGTCTTTGTATAAGTTAAGCCACCAGAAATTGAAGTTAAATCTAGGTTTGATGCTGGATAGCGAATGATTACAACTCCTGAACCACCCGAACCACCAAGGGCAGGGTTTGAACTTCCATTAGGGTTGCTTCCACCGCCACCGCCGCCGCCTGTATTAGTAGTACCAGAAATTCCTATGCCGCTTGCTCCTGTTGTGGTGTCGCCACCTGCGCCGCCGCCACCTGTGCCACCACTTCCAGGCGTATCACCAGAACTACCTGATCCAAAAGCTCCACCGCCACCGCCACCTGCATAAGTAACAGATGAACCAGAAATAGAACTTGCAACACCTGATCCACCAACACCAGATGCGCCCGGTTCGTAAGAAGTTGAATCTCCGCCAACGCTGCCAGCACCGCCACCGCCACCACCGCCAGCACCAATAGATTTGTTATAGCCTCTACCGCCAGCATTTCCTTCACCAGAAGTTCCACTAGCGCCAGATGTAGTTCCAGCAGGATAGTAACCACCACCGCCAGAACCACCAGAGTTTGGAGAAACGG